TAAACGTTAAACCTATATATGTCGTATGGTTAAACCATAACAACCCCTATGATGTTAAGTCAATCAGATATCGATTATCTGATAGAAACGTTAGACAGTGCTATCAAATCAAGAGATTGGGAATTGGTGGAGGAGGTTCGGGATTATCTGCTCGAATTTCAGGATACCCCAACCTCCGATGAGGATGAATAACTATGGTTATAGCGACAATAGTGTTTTTAAGTATCTGTCTAATCGTATCTATCGTAATCAACTTTTTACTGTATAAAGCAGCTCAAATTCAGCTCCATAAATCCAGGATTTATGAGAACTGGATTTTTGATTTGAAGACTGATGTTGAGGAAACATACCTTCAAATAAAAGATATCGACAATAAACAATGGTTTCAATCGGAAGATGATGTTGGAGAAGTATTTCGAAGCATATCAGACCTTATCACTCACCTCAATGAAAGAACTCAGGAAATCGAAGGAGAAGAAAATCAATGAAGAAAAGAAAAGTTTCAAGGATTCGACGTGTCCACAAAATCATTAAGAAAATTAAGAAAGTTAAAAACATTCCACAAAAAATCAAAGTCCCAATCATATCACCTTTTTTACATAGACCAAAAAAAACAAGACGGAAAAAAACTCCGTCAAATAAAATGTATTTTACTCAGGATACTGAGAATTCTATTGTTGAGTATAACAAAACTGTAGATCAAGCAATTCGTAATCAAATCTATAATACTAAAATTCGTTATCCCTTTGAAAAGTTGGTTGAGAATGTATTTAACACCTTTAAATTTTCTTACTTTGAAGTTGGTCCATTAGAAATCCAAAAAGAAACTGTAACTCATTTAGTTTCTAATATGCATAAGTTTGAACCGGGTAAAGGAAAGGCGTTTTCTTATTTTTCCATTATCGCTAAGCATTATCTCATTGCTCTCAACAATTCAACTTACAAAAGGTTTAACCAACACATTGATATTTCCGAAGAAAGAGATGGTCACACCATTCAACTTCAATGTGAAGATAAACATTTTAAGGACGTGGAACTGAATGAGTTTATGAATCTGATGGTAAAGTTTTGGGAAAATAATGTGGATAGGATATTCACGAAACAACGGGATTTGGATATAGCCAATGCTGTTATAGAACTATTCCGAAGGTCAGATAGGTTGGAGTCATTTAATAAAAAAGCATTGTATCTTTATATCAGAGACATTTCATCTTGTAAGACTCAACAAATCACAAAGGTCATAAACAGGATGAAACAGTATCAGAATAATATCCAAAAAACTTATTTGGATAAGGGAAGTATAAATACAGGCCATCATATAAAGGTTTGAATAATCATCATTTCTCTCTATTTATAGAGTAGATATGAATTATGACTTTGATATATTTGATGGAAAGTCTTTTAAATCTCTTTGTAAAGACATTGTTCAAAACCAGGAAAATCGCAAAGAGCAAATTGAACTTCTTATCAGTGAGCTGCGCCCGCTGATTAAAACGGTAAATGACGCAATGGTTGTCGTTCCGCTCATCAAGCAGTATATGGATGCCGGCAACCAAAACGACGACCACATCGTTCGTTTAGCGGCTATCATCCAAAAACTTATCACTTCCCGAAATGAAACCGCTGCATCCACCGGAGCGGATATGGGCTTTCTCTCTGAATCCGAAAAGGATCAACTTTTCAAGGAAGTCAGAGCTCTTAAAGCCGACCAAACATCCGTTATACAGATTGGTCCAGATAATATTGACAAATAAGTTATGGCATATTGGAATACAACAACAGGCAATGTTTCATCTCAACTTGATAACTTTGGTTATGGTTCAGGTGGAAGTCAACCTAAATTAACAGAGTTTTATGAGTTTGAGCCAGCAGTAGTTTTGGATATTATTCTTGATAAGGATCACCCATCGTTTTCTGATAATCCAATAGACTACGCCCGTTGGCAAGCTGATTTAAATGGCCGGGCCCCAAAACCGACAGATTTAGATTATACATGGATAGGCCGGGTGTTGGTGCGTATGGCTTATACTCATCGGAATGTTGAAAAAGAAGAATTGGTTTGGGCTATACCTTTGGAGAGCAACGTTTCAGAATATCCTCTCATTAACGAAGCGGTAGCTATTGTTCGATATTTTGATAAGTATTATTACACTCGTAAGATAAACGTTTTCAATACACCCAATAACAATGTTGATTTTAATTTGGAAGTTTCTTTGGGAGGATTTAAAGATAATGGAGGAGCAAAAATTTCTGGAAATCGTGAGTTAATCCAAGATCCAACCAACCCAATTTACGAAGATTATTCTGGCCCAGTATCTAAAACCAAATTGACTGGTGGCTTTGGTTATGAGGGTGTAATGGGGCGATATTTCTACACCAATGAACGTATAAGAGCTTTAAAGCGTCGGGAAGGGGATACTATTGTTGAAAGCCGGTTCGGTTCATCCATTCGTTTTGCAGCTTACGACGATAATCGGGATATTGATAATGGGACCAGTCCAATTTGGACAAAGGGATACACTGATTATGCCAGAAGCGGTGTTTATAATCCGTGGACAATGGGAGCCGCGGGCTGTGGAAATCCAATGGTTTTGATAAGAAATCGTCAACGACCCTTAAAGGAAGGGATACCTGAAGAAAAAAATGTGGGTGGCTACATCATAGAAGATATTAATAATGATGGGTCTTCCATTCATCTTACTTCAGGAGCCACTTTAAGTGGATTTCTTCCTACCTGTGTCAAAAAGATGTGGGGTAATGGGGAGGAACAATCAGCATTTTTCCCAGCGGGTTCTACTAAATTTGTATATCCAAAACTTGTGGGAGATCAAATTGTTATTAATACTGACCGATTAATTCTATCCTCTAAAGCGGCTGAAACTTTTCATTATTCCAAGAAAAGATATGCGGTCGTCACAGATGATGAATACACGGTCGATGCTCATAACCAAATAATTTTGACTACAAATCAGAAGACGGTCATCAACTCCCCGGCTATTTATTTAGGAGAGTATGATGTGACTGGTGAGCCTGCTCTTCTTGGACAGACAACTGTGAACTGGTTGTATGATCTTTGTGAATGGTTGAAATCGCATACACATTACTTCAAGCACGGGCACGCTCATCACTACAGTAATAATGTGGAGGAGACGACTCAGATTCCTAAACCACAGGCGCAGTTGGTTGCTTTGCAACAACAATTAAATTTGTTGCTGAGCCGAAGAGTATTTATGACTGGTGGAGGATTTGCGAAAGGTAAAAATGGTGAAGCAATAAATGTAAGGGGCGGTGTTCCGCCTGTGAAAATTTCTATACCATCAGGAAATGGAGTTCCTGGAGGATTTAATGGTCAAAACAAAAGAACATAACACACATATGAAAGCAGAAAGACTAAAACAAGTATTGAGACAGATGATTCGTGAAGAAGTCACACAACAAGTCAATAAGGCGTTGGGCAAAATTTTGGTTGAAGTCATGCGTGAAACCCGTAAACCGGTAATCACAGAAGAAGTGGCGCCCGAACCAGAACGTCCAGTGCGATCACTTTCAACAGGAAATGAGGCTCTGGATTCTGTATTGGCCGAAACCGCTAAAACTCATACTCATTTACCAAGCGGAGATGAAGGAGTTTCGTTGGTCAGTTTAATGAATGAAGGATTTGAAAAGATAGGTCAGGACGAAAGAGCAGTTACTACTAATGCACCAACTACCAAAATAGAATTTTTGAAACAAATGGTGGCAGAATCAGCTCCGCCTCCTCAAAGGTCTGTTACAGAGGGAGCTGAAGTTCCTGATATGTTGAAGAAAGTATTCAAAAAGGATTTTCGAGCGGTAATGAAGGCTATGGATAGACAAAAGAAGGAAGGAAACTCCGGTCTATTTGCGGGTAAAGTGCAAATGGGAGGATAAACAAGTATGGCTGCTCCAACAACAACCAACCCATTTCAAAAAACGGCTCCATTGGGGATAACCATTCCTATCCGGGGTGGTCAAAACGGTTATTTCGATCAAACTTTTGATACATTAAGTCAAGTCAAAACCAATATCATTAATCTTCTCAATACAAGACAGGGAGAACGGAGAATGCAACCAACATTCGGTTCAAGATTGTGGAATTTGGTTTTTGAACAGAATGTGGATTCTCTCCCTGATATTGCAGAAAACATAGTAAGAGAAGACATAAATCTTTGGATTCCCAATGTATCAGTTTTAAAAGTTCAATCTACTTTACTAAAAAGCGACCAAAGTACAACCGACCAAGATATTTATAGATTGCAGGTCAACGTCGCGTTCATGTTGAACATGACGAAGCAGATAGACACGGTGAATATTGCCGTGGAAAATATAACAGGATAATATGGCAAGCCCCGTACAAAAATCATTTCAGCCGAATAACAAAGATGTTCGGTATCTTAACCGCGACTTCTCTCAGTTTAGAGATGCACTTATCCAGTTTTCCAAGTATTACTTTCCCAATACTTACAAGGATTTTTCCGACGCTTCTCCTGGAATGATGTTCATTGAACAAGCTTCGTATGTGGGCGATGTTCTTTCATTTTACATCGACTATATTTTCAAGGAAAGTCTTCTTTACAACACTAAAGAGAGAAAAAATATCATCGCATTGGCCAAGTTTTTAGGTTACACTCCAAAACCATCCAAAGCTTCTGTAGGCCAAATCGACGTGTTTCAGTTGATTCCAGCTATCTACGAAAATGGTGAGTATATTCCCAACGAAAAATATGCATTGGGTATTCGTGAGAATATGC